TCTTCTTCTTCTTCATATGAAACGTTTTTTCTTAGCCAAAGATATGCGCGCAACTCTCGGCAATTCCAGCCTAGCCAGAAGAAGAAACCATATGTTAAAAAATCTAGAAAAATTGGGTCCATTACTTAAACTTCAGTTGGGCCATACATTCAGTGAGTGCAGCCATCGTATTAATTTCACGATCTGCAACGAACGCCGCCTTATATTGATATTCAGCGAGTATCAAAACGAGTTGAGGAATAGAAGACTGCTCGAGATAATCAACAGCTTTATCATAGAGTTTGCGGAAAAGTTCAGTGGATTCAATATCACTATATCTTCCTACCCACTTACGCACTTCAGTGAAGTTCTTAGCTTTAAGATTCTTAACAAGTTCTATGTAAGATTCATCACCTAGATTAACGAGAAGACCCGAATCAATAACACCACTCACAGAATATCGCTGCAGTTCATTTAAGATTCTACGATAGTCTGGAAAGTATTTAGTGATTAGTTCAGCTACAACCTTTGAGTCTGATTCAACACCTTCGGTTTGAAGGATAGTCTTAACACGCTTAAAGAAGTCGCCAGCGATCTTCGGCTTTTCAGAATTATCGATCTTAAATTCAACAACTGCACAACGAGAGTGTAGAGGTTCAATGATGCGATTCTTAAAGTTACATGTAAAGATGAATCTACAATTACTACTGAACTCTTCGATGAACCCACGCAGAGCTGGTTGAGTGCTATTAGCATTAAGATAATCAGCCTCGTCAAGAATAACAACTTTCTTTGCATCTGTTAGAGAAACAGATGATGCAAAGTTCTTAATCTTGCTACGAAGAATATCGATACCTGATTCTTCTGAGCCGTTGATGAATAGATATTCAGCACCAATCTCATTGCATAGCGCTTTTGCAACTGTAGTCTTACCTACACCTGCTCCACCACAAAACAAGAAGTTAGGAAGTTCACCAGAGTTGATGAATTCCCTAAACGTCTTCTTCATCGAATCTGGCAGAATACATTCATCGATAGTCTGAGGACGATACTTCTCGACCCACAAATATTGGTTACTCATTTAGAACTCCGAGTCAGCCTCGATTGCAACGTAGTAAGTTAGATCAGATGCAGTATGCTTGAAGCGAGAGATCTTCTTCTTAGAGATTGCTACATCGTAATCATTAGGAAGCATCTTCAGATTTTCAACCTTGATGTTTGCTTTGAATTCTTCAGAAGTCTGGCCGATCGTAACTTCATAAGCATTAGATGTTGCGTTTTTCTTATCGGATACAAGAACTTTAAGCTCAGTTCCATCACCAACGATTGACACATCACTTGCTTTAAGTACAGATGAAGTACGTTGAATCATTGCAAGTTGGGATGCATCTAGTCGAAAGGTTACATCTTCACTTGGAAACTTTACAGTGTTTGGTGCAGATTTTACAAGACCTTCACCAGCAGCAAAATATTTAATCTTGCTAGTTCCACCATCAGAGACCATCACTTGCTTCTCTGAGAAGTCAAGATTCGTAGTAGTGAATAGCGATATTACATTTAGAAATTCACCTAGATCATAGATAGGAAAATCCATAGGCAGAGTTTCGGCGATAGTCGCCTCGGCCATTACGTTCTTGCCTTCAGAGATCGTAGCCAATTTGTTTCCTTGCTTTAGAATAATGCTGCCATTAATGCTAGCAAAATTCTTTATAAGCGCAAGTGTTTCTTTACTTAGTTCCATTGATATTCTCCTTAGAATATTTAACATCGTGTTCATATAAGAAAGCAAGACAACACATAGCATGTGCTAGGTGATTGATACCACTTTCAGGATCTATCTGCTCTCCCATTTTCCACGCCCAGATATGTCTTTCTAGAGCATCGAAATATCGATTAAGCGAATCTGGTACTTTCTTCCAGTTGTCTGGCTCGTATTTCTCTGCACCAAAAGTGAGAACCTTCACCATTTCAGCCTGAGCTAGAGGAGGTATCAATCCATAACGAAGCTTGCCACCATCGAACTTTCGTCCGCCGGTAGTAGCATTTTGTGATTTCTTTATATCGGTTTTAGTTGCCATAGTTCATTAATAAAAGAGGGCTCAGATTAATTATAACCTGAGCCCTCTTCTAAGTACAAATCAATTAAGCAAACAGACCAAGTGAGTGTGCTACTTGAATCATGGTCTTAGTAGGACGACCAACTGCGTACTTAGTAGTACGCTCGCCAGTGCTTAGAGTAGCTTGGTTTGCATAAACACAAACACCTTTGCTACGCAATGCATGAATAGCAGCAGTAGGGTTAGAGATACCAAACATACCAGTGATCTGGCGTGGAGTGGCGGTGGAACCTGAATTCAGGTATTTTTCAAGACGTGCAAGTTTGGACATAGTGTCTCCATAATATAACCATCTGACGAAAAAAGGAGTGCAGCGATGGTTAAGCTGCACTCCTAGGAATGACTTAATTGCTTAAGCTGTTTCCATAATACCATAGTCTTTAAGGTTTGTAAAAAATTCTTTTTCTTCTTCGTCAACTTTCACGCTAGAAGCAGAGACTTTAGATTTAGAAGCAGTCTTTGCCGATGCAGTATCAAGTTTGGGAGCAGGGAATTGATATACGCCACGAGAGATCTTGTCACCTTTGACAAGCCACATAGGGTAACCAATTTTAGATCCACCTTTTGCACGGTTTGCATGCAAATTGAAGAATAGTTCTTCAACTTCTGGACGAGTGATTGTAGCCTGAGACTCAAGCTTAGGATTAAGCTCGATGAAAGCATCAATACAACGCTTTTGAGTTTTGTTGAGATCGGAGTAGTTCATAATATATTTCCTTATAAAGTTTTCAAATAAAATTATATCACATTCGTGAATATTTGTACAGGGTTAGAATGGAATTTCTTCCTTTGGTGAAGGCGCTTGAGCTTCTACTTCAACTGCTTCAGGCATGGTAACCTTTTCAAACAGATCAGCGAAGGCATTTCTAGTTATATCGTCAAATCGATTAATACACAACTCGATTGCTTTCTTTTTATCTTTGAAGATAGAGAAAGCTCGTACGATGTGTACTAGTCGACGAGTGGTAATGGTTTCATCCACACCACCATCTGCAAAAGTCCTACGAATTGCATCAGCCCATTTAACTAGGTTGTTTGCGAATTCCTCATCTTCACATGAGTAAGACTTCATTAGATTCATAACAATTTTCTTTTCAACTGTAGCTGAAGGATAGTCTTGGTTGAAAGTGATTGCGAAACGTTCAAGGAATGCTTCATTAAGAACATTCGTACCGATGTAACGGCCGTCATCGGAACCCTTACCTTTAGTGTTAGCAGTAGCAAATACTGTAAATCCAGCTGCTGGATACACGAGTTCATTTTTAAGTTTGAAGTAGTAAGGCTTACCTTCAAGGATAGGCTGCAAGCAAAGCAGAGTGTTTGCAGAACCTGCATCAATTTCGTCAAGCAAAAGTGGAATACCCATTCGCATTGCAATCAAAACTGGACCTTCTATAATTTGTACGTTGCCATCAACCAATGTCTTAGATCCAATGAGCTGATCTTCATCAGTCATCATATTCAAGTTAACGCGAATCAAAGGGAGTTTATTCTTAGCGCAACATTGTTCAACAGTAGTAGACTTACCATTGCCAGTAGGACCACTTATATATGCTGGATAGAATTGACGTGACTTAATGATAATGTCAATGTCTTTGTGATTACCAAAGGCCACATAGTTGGGGTCAATCTTTGGCACTAGCGAAGTGTCTTTTTCTGTAGGTTGTTGCATTGTGTCTTCTACTGTATCAATAGCACGGCCTGGAACTGCATAGAGGCCACGACCGACTCGATTCTCCATGATCCACATAGGGTATTTAGTCGTTCCAAGCTTTTGCATTACGCCAACGATTTGTGCTCGATTTACTATGCCAGTAGAACCTACATCGGGGTAAGTTTCAACCAGCACATCAAGAAATTTCTGATCCATAATATAGGTACTCCATCAAGTTGTTGTATAGTAATTATATCCAATAGACGAATATTTGTACATAGTTCGTCTATTATTTTTTGAATACTTTTGTTTTAGGCCACTATACCGACGAATTTATTCAAAACGATCCTAGAAGTTTTGCGCGAGTTGAAGACCTTTCCAAGTGCTTTTGACATTTGGGTTGACGACATAGTTGTATTCACATCATTAAGATTACTATCTTCAATCTTAGCTTTAGAACTTAGAAGATAATATTCATCACGTCCTGCAATATTATTCAGAATGCAATACTTTTGTTTTCTAAGAGATGAAGTGATAGTCTCCATCATCGAATATACGTTATTAGTATCTGCAAGAGTATTAGACATGTTATTGCGAATAAACGTATTTGCTTGACGCGTAGTCGCTGACATTACATAGAAGCCAATGTTATTCACATTGTATCTATCTTTAATGATGTTTAGTAATACACCAGTTTGTTGCTGACCGTTATCATCAATTTCGTAATCTTTCTTGGTCAGAGGATCACGCATATAGTTTTTAACATTAACTTTACAAGCCTTACCTTCGGCGTTATATCTCCAAATGATACCATTAGAGAGTCGCTTACTGTTCGAATAAAGTCCGCTGCCTTCACCGTCAGTAAGAGTAATGAATGACATTTTTTCAACAGAATTATTCTTGATGAACTTACCAATGTAGTCTGTCATATAAAGCAGAGCTTCATTGAGAGGTGTTCCATTCAAACCATAGCCTGGAACATTCCAGGGATTAGACAACATGATTTCGATCATCTTGTTGAATTCAGTTGTCGACATCTTATTCGAGAATAGTTCGAGTAGAAAGAAGTTATTGAGGTTAGACAAACCATTTTCGTTTATAGGACCAGTATGAGCGTATTTGTCACATGATTCTCGAGATTCGTCGATATATCCATCTGTAAATGCAAAGACCTGATAAGGAATTTGAATTCGCTGACAGAACATTGCAAGATTCATAACCTGTTCAAGAGTTTCACGAATGTAGTCACACATAGAACCTGACCAATCTAGAAGAAACACCATTCCATGTTTCTTACCATCTTTAACTTGCATGATTTGACGGAACAGATCATCCTTAAGTTTATACGCATAAAGCTTACGACTATCGAGTTGACCGAGCTTAGCGATTTTAGCTCTTTTCATAGCAGAAGCAGACTTACGCATCTCGAATTCTTTCACTAGATAACTCACTACTGGCGAGTTAGTAGTCTTAAACTTAAGAGCACTTTCTGTATTTAGATAAGTTTTGTAATCTAACATCTCTTTCATTATACGCTTGTAACCGATGATAGGATCCTTGTCATTACCATACTCAAATTGAGGAGTGAAATATTGGATCTCAAGATTTTCATCGGCAAATTGATTCAGAGTTTCTTCAAACTTATTTGCAGTAACTGATTCTAGTTGATTTTCATCTTGTTCATCTTCATCGTGTGAAGTATGAACTGCTCTAGGTTTTTCGTCGGTTTTTTCTTCATGAGTTTCTACATCGACGCTGTCTTCGGTATCCCATTCGTCGATGTCTTCCATGTCCAAATCTTCATTGTCTAAGTCGTCGTATCGATCTTCCTCTTCTTGAAGTTCTTGTTGCAATGCGTTTTTCATGGACTCAGCTAACTTCTTACGCTGTTCACGATCAGACTTACTGTAGTCATAGATGTCTTGGGCGAGTTGAATTACATCCTCTTCGGTGTCACACAAATCAACACGACGAATGAACATTTGTTCTTCAGGTGTAAACTTTACACCACAGTTAAATCCTACTTTGTAGTAGAGATTAATGCGGTCAATGAGAAGAAGTTGCGATAAATCGACTTTCTTAACACCGAAGAAGTCACGTTCGTTTAGCTCGCGATAGCCAATATTAAAAGACTTTCGAGAACCAGGATAACGATCCTTCATTTTCTTTTCGATACGAACGTCTTCAATAACGTTTGCATATGTCTTAAGATGTTTCTTCTCATCGAAGACTATGCTATAGGTATCAACTCCAGTAAAGAGAGCATGACCAACTTCATGTAGCATGAGCATTTCTTCAACAGTAGAACTCATTTCCTTCCAACGAGGGAGGATCAGTCGACGATTGAGAATGTCAAACATAGCAGTACGAACTCGACCACGTACAATGTCGATATTCTCTGTGGCTAGCAGACGAGCCAGCATGTCCTGTGATTGGGATTGAATATTCATAGAACCTTTCCTAATTTGTAGGTTAATTCTATCTATAAGACGAATATTTGTACATAGTTCGTCTATTATTTTTTGAATACTTTTGTTTACACTATAGTTGAAAAATCGTTTTTCTTCTCGAATTTGACGACAGAATGGAACTTGTCAAAGAGTTGATCGCCTTTATGTGATATCACAAAGATGTTTGACTTTTCACCGAGCGCATTCATCATAGAGAGAAAGTAGTCTGTTCCAGTATTGTCTAAACTTGAATCAAAAATCTCGTCAAGAATTAAAAGATTTGTATTAACGCTGTTCTTCATTTTTGCAATCTGACGCCACGTGAAAAGTATTGCTAGATCTATTCTCATCTTTTCGCCTTCAGAGAAAGATGCATAAGTAAATTCATCTCTGAATCTAGACTTAATCTTTTCATTGAATGCTTCATCTAGTTCAAAGTGAACATAGAAGTCCATAGAAGTAAGGTAACCATTGATAACTTTATTCATTACTGGTAAGTACTCTTTAATGATAGCAGTCTTGATTCCAGTATCTTTTAGTAGAATAGCAGACACGTCATGTATTTGTTTTTCTTGATACAATTGATTCTTTCTATCAATAAGGATTAAAGCCTCATCTGCAATATCTTTCAGTTTTGCTTTTTCAACATCAATGTTAGTAGTGTCTTCATTAGCAGATTGAATATCCATTTCTAACTTCTTATTTTGTTTCGATAACATTAAGTTAGCACTATTGATTGCGTTACATTGAGCGTTAAGCGTAAGAAGTTCTTTATTAATTTTGTTGAGCGTTTCTTGGCGTTCAGCTAATTTAGTATGTGCTTCAGCAATAACCATAAGACTATTATCAATCTCAACTAAGTCTTCATTTAGTTTAGTAACGATTTCGTTCTTATGTTCATGAGGAATACCTTGAGAACAAGAAGGACATACTTCATTATTAAGAAAGAACGAAAGATTTTCTTCAGTCTGATCTTTAGTATGTACGAATTTACTTTTTGCTTTTACTGCTGCGAAAATATATTGTTCAAGCTCTTTAGCATTCTCAGCATCAGCCATGATAGTATTCATCTGATTAGTGAGAACCTCCCAACGTTCCTCATTCGACGCAATCTCTGTTTCATTATCTGCAATTTGCTTACGTATCTGTGCCACCTGATCCCTTTTAGAATTAACCAATGTCCCAATAAGTTTCTTCTGTACCTCACCGTTATTTTTCGCGATCGTGATCTTATTGTCGATTGAAATGAGTTGATCTTTGTTCTCATTGATGTGTCCTTTAAGAATTTGATTCATTGTAGAAAATACGCCAATATCAAGAATATCTTCAATAACTTCACGACGTTGCCATGCTGGTAGTTGCATGAACGGAACGAACGATGCAGATCCAAGTATAACGACTTGAGTGAAGGTCTTATAGTTAAGACGTAGAATCTGTTGCTCTAGTACCTTCTGATAATCTTTTGCAGCAGCATCTTGATTGATCATCGTATCATTACACCATATCTCAAAGATGTTTGGCTTGATACCACGTATGATTTTATATTCAGCAGTACCAATAGAAAATTCTATAGTAACTATACAATTCTTTTGATTGATAGAATTGATTAACTGAGGCTTATTAATATTGCGAAATGGCTTGCCAAATAGTGCAAAGGTGAGAGCGTCAAGCATGGTCGACTTACCTTCACCATTACGACCCACTACTAAAGTGCTTTGTGATTTATCTAGAAGAAGTGTATTAGGTGAACTGCCAGTAGATAAAAAGTTTTTCCACGATAAAGTTTTAAATACAATCATTCGGCTTTCCATTTCATACCCATAGACTTATAAATGAACTTCATTATAAAATTGGGTTTCTTTTTAGAGATAATAGTAATTGGACATTGATCAACATTAATAGTAAAAGATGGACTACCGATATTAGATGACATTGTAATGTAACCAGTACCATTACCATTCCAATCACTAAGAGTGTAACCAGTATAATTTTGTTTCTTACGCTGTTCTTCAGCATAGTCAGCACAGGGTTTAAAATCTAACTCAAGTGGAATCTGTTCCGTGAGTGGAAAGAAATACTCTATATTAAGTTGATGCATCATACCACCTCGATATTGATCGCTTCAGTATAAAGTGATTTCATAAAATTCTTGATGCGTTCTTTGTCTAAATCAGTCTCAAGCGAATCAATATAATTAGACAATACGCTTGATGTATCCTCGAGGTTTATTGTATCATCTACTTGGCCTTCTGTAAACTCTGAAAAATCTTCTATGATTTTAACTTCAAGAGGATTAGCATTGTATAAGTTAGTAATGAACTTGTCAAACTTATGATAATCAGTCTTATTAACGACAACCACCTTAACATACTTATCTTTAAAGTTTACAAAGAGTGGATCTTCTTCATTAAGTGTATCATCATATTCATATCGTTCAAATAGACTATAAGGATTTTGAATAAACTCCAGTTTACGAGTCTGAAGATCAAAAAGGTGAAAACCGCGTGGATCGTTATAGTCTTGCCACGTTAATTCATAAGGATTCCCGAGATAATAAATATGACCGTCGTCAGAGCGATGATGGTAATGTCCTGAAAATACCATATCAAATTTGTTAAAAGCGTCTTTAGATAATCCATCATGTGATTCTACTCCTCTATACATTGCAAAGCCTGCGATTTCAAGATGACCCATACAGATATCTGCTTTAGTGTTCTTGATTTCATTCATTGAATCTTGGTAATTGTCTGCGCATATCCAAGGTAAGAAACATACTGGAATTCCATGAATAGGAACTGTTTCTGGTCGTGTAACTATAACAATGTTAATATATTCTGCCAGTGTTAGTTCTGGACTATTAACATCATTGGTGTTTTTATAGTATGTGTCGTGATTACCAGCAATCATCGTAATCATCATGTCATTTTCGTATGCTACGTCAAAGAACATCTTCTTTGCGCGAGCAAGACTATTGAAGTTTATATACTTGCGTCGATCGAATGTATCACCTAGAATTAAGATAGTGGTGATACCTTGTTCTTTAAGTTTTGGAAAGAAGACATTCTTATAAAATTGTTCGTAATAATCTAAACATTGAGTACTATCATTACGAGCACCAAAGTGCTGGTCTGTAATAATTGCTACTTTCATTTATTACTCCTCAATTTTAATAACTCTCTGTAACCATAAACCTTGAAAAGGTATTCTATAAATTTGTCAATTTCTTCTTCATTCACATCAGGTGATTCACAATAGACTGATGCGGCTAGTGCGACTTTATCTAACCAATCACGATCATTCATCTTTAGGATCTTTTTCAATGAAGTTTTCAAGTGATTGTTCTTGTTTGATTTTCTTTTTCTTTTCTTTATTCTTTATAAAAGAATCATCGAATGTCGAGTTAGCTTGCATGAATGCAGCATAAGCATTCCTAAAATCGCCATCGTCATCGTGGTCTTGTAATTCAAAGCTTTCAAATGCCATGTCTTGAATAAGCTTACCTTTAATATAAGACTGTTTCTTTTCCTTTGCAATTCTGCGAAGGAATGCAAAGTAGATAACTTGAGTAAAATACGAGAAGGGGTTTGAAGATTTATCGGGATCAAAACTATTCATACACTGAATACAGTTTTCAATTCCATCTAGAACCATATCATCACGATATGAATAGTTGATAAAGTTTGATTTATGAGATAGTCTATTAGCTATCATCAGTACACACTTGCCTAGATACTCTGGAATTCTCGGTTCATTAGTACCGTTGTCTCGAGCATCCTTCAATCGTGTTTTGTATGTTTTAATAGCCTCGAGCATCTCGGCGTTGTTGACATAATGGGCCATTGTACCTCCGTAATTATTTTGTTCGATTATACACTATTTACGGGCTATTGTAAAATTTTTATGTATTGAAAAAATAGATTGTACTGCTTTCGAAGGCGATAGTATAATAGTTCTTCGGGTTACAAACTATTAGTGGTAATTAACCTTTTGTACTTCTTCTTCTGGTTCTGGATCAGTTTCAATCATTTCCGTTCTTTCTTCTATCAGCACCAACTGCTTCACCGATCTTCTATAGAACGGAATCATCTTGTGATGAAGATCTTTACAGAAGATCACATTCTTTCTATCTAGAACAAATTGCTTGTCTTCTGTAAATTGGCCAAAGGAACTGAGCACAGCCTTTTCTACTAGATCACCATCCTGCATAATAGGAATCATTTTTATATGAATGGGATTTAAGATAACAACGCCATCATCTGTCTCGTTGAGAAGTCGAGCAAATAGTTGTTCACCAGAAATTAATTTAAGTACTACGTAGTCATTCAAGATCTACCTCCACAATCTTGTAACTAAATTTTTCTTCTGAATACGTCTTAAGTCTTTCTGCAAAGTGACCAAGGGTATGATTCTTCCATGACTTCCATTGTAGATCATCTGATATGTCATATAGATTACAATGAGTCTTTCCTTCTTTAAGACGTAACCCTCTTCCTATCGATTGAAGATTGCGAATCTTTGATTTACTAGGAGATGCAAAGATAACATTTTCGATAGATGGTATATTTATTCCTGTAGAAAATACACCAAAGGAAGCGATTGCTATAGCATCATTCTCATGTTCCATCAACTTACGAGCTTCTTCACGAGCTTCTGTATCTGTTCCGCCATATATAAAGAACACTTTTCTTTTATCATGGACTTTGTCCTTTATCATATCAAACAATACTTTACCGTGTTTTTCAACGTATTGAAATAACACTAGTGTATTACCCTCTGAATTTACAGCAAGGTTACGAATGAATTTATTTCGTTTCTCGTGTTTGACTATATAGTCCATCTCTTCTTGATACGTAGACTTGTTAACGATTTTGCGAGTTACATCGTCATACTTTAGAACAAGACATGTGATTTCTAGATTAGCAACTTGATTACTATCCATCAATTCTTTTGTCGTAATTACTCGATAAATGGGTCCAAAGATTCCTTCTAACACAAGTTTATGTACCTTCTTGTTATCGAGTGTACCTGTAGTACCTATACGATATCGTACATTAGTCATCTTCTCCATCACTGTAGTGAGTGATTTAGCTTTGAAATTGTGTGCTTCATCTCCAAAGATGACATCAAATTGATTGAACCAAGTAGCAGGTTGTTTATAGATCGACTGCCACGTTGTAATCAATACATCACTGGTAAAATCACGAGTGAAACCACTATACAGTTTTTGGCAGTGACGATCTACTCTCCATCCATTAACACTAGAGTAATCTTGAAAGTCTGCATACATCTGTTCAACTAAAGATGTAGTCGGAACTACGAGTATACACTTTCTGCCTTCTTCGAGGTGATGTCTCATAGTAGTATAAATGATGAGCGATTTACCAGATGCGGTAGGAGATAAGAGTACTGTTCTTTCGGATGTCAGTGCTTTATGAATAGCATCTATTTGATAGTCTCTGATTTGGATTGGCTTACCTCTTCCTTGTAGATTTAGCCAAGTTGCGTATTCTAAAATATCTTCTCGTGATATTCGTGTGTTAGAAACGACGTCATTCTGATAAGTGATGCTGTATCCATTACGTTCAGCAAAGTCTTGAACGTATTTGAGTAAGCCAAGATAGAGTGTCTTTCTATGAAGATCAAACATGCGGATCTTCCCATCCCAGATTCTTGCTTTGAATGCTGGTGTAAATCTTGCTCCAGGAACTTCAAATGTAAAGAACTCTGATAGTTCTTGTGCGATAGATGGATCTGTATAGATCCTTATATAAACTTCGTTTATCTTCTCAATAGTTATCATCACGATCCTGCTATAAATTGCTTCCACTGAATTGCATTACGAATCTGCCAATCTCTAGCTTTAATTTGTCCAAGTATAGACTCTAACGCTTCAATTATACCTTTTATATATTCACACTTTATATTGATCTTGTTTAAGTCTGAGTCTCCTTCAAGGAACTCATCCATCTCATTCTTCAATGGTTTATTACCCTGCCATTGATTCCAACTAAGTTCTTCTAGTTCTTGCTTTCCCATTTCACCACGATAGTAGCGAAACTTTCTTTGACGCATTATGTTGTATTCAGTACGAAGCGCAGCATGTTTCATCTTATGTTGAATAAGAAAGCGTATGTATTTTGCGTGCAGATTGGGAGTCTTAACTGATTCACGATCGAGGTGATCGTCGTTGATCTTGCAGTCTTCTTGCCATAGATCTAGTAAATCTTCAAGTGTCATAATATATCTCCAAATTAATCTATTATATCATAGACTAATAAGATTGTACAATTAAATGAATTTGTAGTAAGTGTATCTGAAAGAAGCACGTCCAACTAAGTACTGAACGTCTTGAGAAGTTGAAGTGAATGTTAAACTTCCAAGTGATATTGGAACCATGTCAATGAATTGAATAGTTTGTATAGGATTAGACATATTGTCTAATACGATTAGAGTACCATCAGAGTGAATCTTTGCTGTATCTGAAATGTCAGGCTGAGTCGATGTATCCAATAAATCTTGATACTGTTTGTTATCTTGAGGGAATCCTAATCCAACTATCCAGTTATGTATAGCTTTATAATTAGACATTTTATTATCGACTAGAAAAGTTACCTCTAAAGGACTATAGGCAACCTGATCTCCAGGAAGAGCAATGTTTGTAAGAGGGTTAGCTTGTAATATATCACCTAGAATTAAATCTGGTAATTGAACCTCTTGGCAAAAATAACTTAGTTCAGCGATTTTCTGAATAGAGAACCTATAGCCATTAGGTGATAATGGACTAAGATTTTCTGGGAATGGGCAAGAAAGTATTCTGTTTGTCATATTATTATTTATAAAATAAAAAAGGGAGGCCGAAGCCTCCCACAAACAACCCGAAGGTTGAACCACATCAATTACATGATGTTGGTAACTGCTACTTTGCGATAGTAGATGTTTGCGCCAGAAGACAAGCTAGTGAATGGGTTTGCAACCATACCATAACGTGTTTTGAAACCAATCTTTGGTTGGAAAGTTGCTGGGTCGATAGCACGTACTTTCTCTAGTGGAACGTATGGGCAATAGAATAGACCAGCATCAAACGCTGAAGTTCCTTTGTAACCAACAACAAAGAATTGTGTTGCATTAGAAGCATTAGCATTTGCAGAGTATGGATCAACATACACTTTATACTTACCGTTTAGTACACCAGCGAAAGTGGTGCTTGATTCGTCAACATTTAAACCAGTGCTCAATGCTGGAGCATAGTCTAGAACACCAGCCATTGCCAATGCACTTGCAACATCTGAAGAACAGATGATGAAGTTACCACGGCCACGACGTGTTGTTTGTGCGATAGCATTTGCTTCACGTTCGATTTGGAACATTAGGCCCTTAAACTTCTCAACAGACCAGCGGCCATTAGAGTCAACGTCTAGGTCAAAGGTACCAGCAGCTGCTGTACCTGCTTGTGCACCAGTTTTAGCAGAGGTATATACAGTACGAACAACTTCACGATTGATCTCACCAAGAATTTCGCTTGAGAGAATGTTGCTTAGTTCGCCTTCAGCATCAAGACCATGAACTGCTTTCAAGTCTTGTGCAAGTTCAACTGAATATTCTGCCTTTAAAGCGCGTGTTTTAGCAGTAACAGTTGTCTTTTCGATACTGAATGCCATCTGACCGAATGCAGTGCCAGCGCCAAGATCTTCAGCAGTTGCTGTAGTTAGACCACCACCAGTTGTATAAGTACCAGAAACTGGGTTAGCACCTGCGTGAGCTGGAGAAGATGCACCGGAGAAGTCAGTATCTGCTTCGTTGAACAATGCTTCTGTACCGTCTTGAGTAGCATAACGGCTCTTCATTGCGAAGATAAGACCAGTTGGTTGTGTCATTGGCTGAACACCAGCGATATCATAAGCGATCATCTGTGGAGCTGAACGACGTACTAGGGAGATTAGAACTGGGTCGTAACCTGCCATGTTTGTGTTAGTACCTGCACCACCTAAGCTAATACCATCACCACCGGAGTTGGTTGGAACTGCTTCGTTAAGAGCTTGTGCGCCTTCGCGCATTGCGCGCTCTTGGTTTTCTAGAAGAACCGCAGTTACTTCTTTGCGATACGAATCCTTAATTGGAGAAGCGCCTTGTGCTTCTAAAATAGGACCCCATTTTTTAACTAATTCAGGACGTGTAGTCATTTTATTTTCCTTTAATTGTGGATGTTTATTTCTTGCCCAACAAACGAAGAGTTGCTGCAAATTCTGGAGACACTACAGTTTCTTCTGTTAGGGATACTGGTTCATCGGTTACA